TCGTCATTTCAAGGTAGGGTTTTTATAAGATCTGGAATTTCAAACTCAAATCAAGAAACATATCAAAATAACTATATTTTTGATGATTTAAGTCAAAATTTTAACGCTGTAAGTAAACAATTCAATCTAACATCAAGAAATCAAAATATTAGTGGAATATCTTCATATAATTCTATAATATTGGTGAATAATATTTTTCAGAATCCCGAAGATGATTACAATTTATCTGAAATTTCATCCCAAACAAAATTAAATTTCACTGGAACCGCAACATCTGCATTATATGATCCCAACAATTCAAGTGTTCCTAGGGGTGGTATTATCGTTTCTGTTGGTTCTAGTGGTGGATTTGGGTATCAGCCTCTAGTATCTGCGGGAGGAACTGCAATAGTTTCCATATCTGGAACAATACAGTCAATTAGTATTGGGAATAGTGGTTCTGGATACAGAACTGGAATTCAATCAATAGTGAGAGTAGGAGTTCAGTCATTTAGTTCAGGAACTCCAAAAATACAATATATTGGAACAGCAACAGTAACTAATGGAAATGTTGTGAGTATTGCAATCACAAATCCTGGGACTGGATATACATCATCAAATCCACCAAAAGTAGTTTTTGATGCTCCTTTATCATATTCAGATTTATCTTTAATTCATACTACGTCTAGTAGTGGTATTGGTTCTCAAGCAAAAATTGATATTGTAGTTGGTCAGGGGTCAAGTGTAATTGATTTTACGATTAAAAACTATGGATACTCATATCGTGTTGGAGATATCTTAACAGTTCAATCTGGTGGATTGGCTGGAATTCCTACCGACACGTCAAAACCTTTTAGGCAATTTTCAATTAGAGTTGATGGGATATATAATGATTCATTTAGTGGATGGTCTATTGGAGAACTTCAAAAAATAGATGATATTAGTTCTTTATTTGATGGAAATAGAAAAAAATTTCCTATTTCTGATAATGGAAACAGATTTGCAATCATTGCAAAGAAAAATTCAACTATAGATTTGAACTCGATTCTTCTAATTTTTATAAATGATGTCCTACAAGAACCTGGGGTTTCTTACAATTTTAATGGAGGAAGTTATATAGAGTTTTCTGAAGCTCCTAAAAGTGGAAGTAAAAGTAAAATTATGTTTTACAAAGGAACCCCAAATGTGGATGTAATTTATACTGATATACTGGAGTCCATAAAAACTGGAGATGAATTGAGAATAAATTCAAATGATTTAAATTTATCTGAAGAAGAGCGTGCAGTAACTGATATTATACTTCCAGATACCGTAAATACAATCCCATATAATTCAATTGGAATTACGTCAGATTTAAATTTAATTAGACCAGTAAATTGGTGCAAGCAAAGAAATGACGCTGTGATTGATGGTGTCGTTGTTGGAAAAAGTAGGATTATATATGAGCCAAGTATTTTTCCTGTGTGTAATATAATTCAGTCTGTTGGAATTGGATCAACTCAAATTTTTGTTGATACTTTAAAAACTATATTTGATTCTAAAGCAGAAAATACAACAAGTGATATAATTTCTAAGGTAGAAATTATTGAAAATAATAATCAATCCGGTGCAATTGGAACTGCAATAGTATCTATTGCTGGAACTATTCAATCAATATCTATTATTGATGGTGGAGTTGGTTACACAACATCACCATCAATAACAATAGAAAATCCAATAGGAATAGGTACTACGGGAAAAGCATTAGCATACTCTAATATATCCATCAGTACAGTTTCATCTGTGATAATTTCATCTTCTGGATTTGGATATACATTCACAAATCCTCCTTTAGTTTTAATAGAACCTCCAAAATTAAAGAAAGAATTGATAAAAAATGTTTCTTATTCTGGAGATTTTGGTATTATATCTGGAATAAGAACAACTAATGTTGGATTTGCCTCAACTGGATTAATTTTTGATCTCTATATTCCACAGTCATATTTAAGAAACTCTTCAGTAGTAACTCCAACAATAACGCAAAGTCAAATAAAACAAGATTATTATCTCAAAGTTTCAAATACAAAAGTTGGGTTTGGGGTTACTTCTTTGAGAAGAAATGGATCAATTATAGGAATAGGAACAACTGGAATTGATAACATTTATCAAGTAATTTCCGTATCTTCTGCATCAACTGATGTATATGGAGTTGGAAATACTGCAGTAACAAGAGTTGTTGTTAGTGTTTCCAACTATAATGGATTAACAGGATTAGGTTTTAGTTCATATTATGGTGATTATAGTTGGGGATTAATAGAAACTAGTTCTGTTTCAAACCAATATACAGTAAATTCTAATTTCGGAGTAGTTGGTTTAAACAGTACTCCAATAGTTAGAAGATATAATCCTCTAAGATATTCTAATTATAACTCTATATAAAATAGAATAAATACAAATAAATTACAAAAGTAAATGTCAGCTATAATAACAGATCAATTTAGAATATTAAGTGCAGCAAATTTTATCACATCTATTGCATCCACTTCAAATTCTTATTATTCTTTTGTTGGTTTAACAAATGCTACTGATTACAGCTCTACTTGGGAGACAAATCCTTCTTCTCCAATAGATTCATTTGATAGTTATAATGATATTTGGGATACAGTTGTTGCATTGAAAAAAATTAATAATGATGACATCAGGCAAGTAGTAAAAAGAATTGAATGGCAATCTGGAACAACATATGATTTGTATCGCCAGGATATTAGTGTAAATAGAGTTTCAACTGCCTCAAGTAGAACAAGTCTATATGAGTCTAATTTTTATGTAATGAATAGTGATTATAGGGTTTATATTTGTTTACATAATGGTAAAGACCCAGAAAATCCAAAAGGTAAACCTTCTTTGGATGAGCCATTATTCACTGATTTGGAACCAAGAAGTGCTGGATTAAGTGGTGATGGATATATATGGAAATATCTTTATACAATAAAACCAAATGATTTGGTTAAATTTGATTCTTTGAATTTTATTCCTGTTCCTAAAGATTGGAATACAAATTTAGAAAACGCTTCTGTCAGAGAACATTCTGATGCGTCTAAGAGTGGACAATTAAAAGTAATAACAATTACAAATAGAGGAAGTGGCTTAGGAAATGCAAAAACTTACACTAATGTTCCAATTTTGGGTGATGGTTCAGGTTCTAAAGCAACAATAGTAGTTGGAAATGATTCCACAGTAGAGTCTATAGATGTAACAACTGGAGGAAGTGGATATACCTATGGAATTGTAGATTTAAATTCTGCTGGAATTACTGGAAATATTTTACCCACATTTGATGTGATTATTCCTCCTACTGGTGGGCACGGATTTGATATTTACCAAGAATTGGGGGCAAAAAATGTTTTAGTATATTCTAGAATTGAAAATGATGATTTAAATCCAGACTTTATAACTGGAAATAAAATAGCAAGAGTTGGTATAATAAAAAATCCAGTCTCTTATGGAACAACAACACTATTAAATCAACAAAAAGTAAGTAATACATATGCATTAAAAGTTGGTGCTGGATATAGTAATGCAACGTTTAATGCAAATTCAGTAATAACTCAAACAATTTCTACAGGCCAAACTGCTGTTGGTAAAGTAGTTTCATATGATAACAAAACTGGAGTTTTGAAATATTGGCAAGATAGGTCATTTGTTGGATTTACAAGTGGAACTAGTAATTTATCATTTACACCACAATATGGATATAATTTATATCGTTTTACTTCAAGTCCAGGAACTGGAGGTTCAAATATTATAGTAGGAACATCAAATAATCTTCCCATTGATACTTCATTCACTGGTATAAGTACAACTATAAATAATAGAACATATAATCTTGGTCAGTATTTTGAGAGTGGAATTTCATATCCAGAAGTAAAAAAATATTCTGGAGATATGATTTACATTGATAATAGACCATCTATTACTAGGTCATTAAACCAAAAAGAAGATATCAAAGTTATTTTGCAATTCTAATAAAAAATTATGTCACAAGAAACCAATCTTAATATAAATCCATATTTTGATGACTTTGATAAAAATAAAAATTATTATAGAGTTTTATTTAAGCCAGGTTATCCAATTCAGGCTAGAGAATTAACATCTTTACAATCAATTCTTCAAAATCAAATAGAACAATTTGGTTCTCATTTCTTCAAAGAAGGTGCAAGAGTAATTCCTGGACAATTGACATATATTAGTAATTTTTATGCAATAGAGATTAATAGTGAATATTCAGGAATTCCAGTATCTTTATATTTAAATAATTTAGAAGGATTAAAAATATATGGAAAAAATTCAGGAGTAAAA